GCAAACTTGCCAATGCTAGTTTAGAAGAACCACCGCCACGAGCTGGGTCATAAATAACCTCAAAATCACTTAAAAGGTCATCATATGTCCATTCGCTAGCAGCATTAGACTTATAATATGGTGCTCCAGAGTTATATGATAACTGTGAGCCATCATTAACAATATTAGAATACCCATTATAGATTATACTTCCACAAATACCATCTGTATATTGGATTCCACCAGATGAACCACGCTGACCAAAAAGCATTGCACGCTCAATATCAACTTTATGTTCACGCAGTTTAAGATTCCAAATACGTTGCCATTCATCAGAATACCCACGGTAAACTGTTGCTCTTGCTGTATTAGACATTTCACAAGCTGTTTTGAAGATTTGGGTATAACCATAATCATTCTCAAGCTGTTCTGACCATACATCAGGAGCACCAGTACCCTCTGCAAATCCTGTTCCAATTACGGTACATTGAGAGTTATCAGCAACTGCAAGTGTACTAGCACCAGTAGTTGAAATAACTGTAACGCCACATGTTGTTTGAGTAGATGATGAACTATTATCAACACTATTTAAACGAACAGTGGCTATTGTGGGAACACTATTCCCATCAACATCACCAATTGCAACAATCATTCCAGGGATTAACCAATCAACGCCATCATCCTGAGCAGTATTATCAAAAACAACAGTATCATCACTTCCAGGTGCAACTAGAGTTAAAGAACCATCTTTAATTCTAAAAGACCTGTCAGTCCATGCCATTTTTGTTCTGTCTTCAAGAAAACGGAATTGAGGGTCTGAAGTAGGCACTTTACCAACTTTAGAAAGGTAAACAAAAAATGGAGATTCTTCTGGAGCTAAATCAGCGACCCTATCGCTAAAATCATACAGTCTACGTGAGTGAACTGTACTGTCAATAACAGCACCAGGAGTTCCAAATTTCATTTGCCCACTATTAATAGTAGCCATTTTACTTCTCCTTTGTTATTTTATTATAGAACTTTATTTCGACTTCCAGCATTTACAATACTATTCCAAACATCATCCTTTTCAGTCGTTCTTACTGGCTGTTCACCAGAAAGAATACCAGCAGGCGTTGGAGCTTGCTGATTCTGACGTACTTGGTCTAGAGGATTAGGTGCTTGTGTAGCTGGATTATCAGCATTAACAGCTCGATACATCTTTACAACGTTTGCGAGTCCGTATTCGGCAGGATGTTTATTAACGAAATCCATAAACTGAGGAAGCTCGTCTCTTGTAACTAAGCCATCATTGATAACTTGGTTTTGGAGTTGAGTCTGTCCCATTTGTTTTTGGAGTCCACCTAAACGCTGCTCCACACGAGCATCGATACGCTCATCATCTTGCTGTTCTCTATACTGATACGATTTAGATTTAGGGTCATTAAAGGCTTCCCAGGGGTCGAATTCGTCCTGACTCATTTCAATACGTTGTGGTTTAGCTGGTTGACCACCACCTTGAAGTTGTCCCATTAAACCTTGGACTAAATCAGGTCGTGATTCCAGCATCTTACCTACTTTTTCGTATTTCTTGAGTTGTTCGTTTTCAGCACTAAGTTTATCCGCTCTTGACTGATGGTATCTAGAAGATTCCTCTTCAGTCACATCTTGCGAATTCTCAACACTCTCGACTCCTACATCTTGCCCTACATTATCATCAACGAGCTGACCTTCAGGAAATTCCTGTTGATTTTCATTTTGATATGCGTCATTTTCCATGAGATTACTCTCCTTTCTTTTGCGATTTCTGAAGCTTTTCTTGAGCTTGACCACGTAAACGTAATTTCTCATTCTCCAGTTTCACCGCATTTGTTAGTTTACCAACTGCAAGCTCAGAGCCTTTCTTAGATTCAAGTTCACTCTCTTTAAGCTTGCCTTGGAATTTTGCAATTTCAACTCTCTTCTTATCATGTACAGATTCTCTTTGTGCAGTTTGTAAATCGCCTTTAAGGCTTTTAATCTGCTCACCTGCCTGTTGGAGTTGTTGTTGTAATTTTGTGATAACATCAGTTCTTTGTAGAACTCCCTGTTTATCAAATATATCTGTTTTCTTCAATGCTTCAACCTTATCTATAAGTCCTGCCTGATATGCTTCCATGTAAATATTCCATTCACCCCATTTATTAGAAGGCATGGTAGAATTACCTATAACACGAATGTCAAAGTTATTAAGTGTTATATCATTCTCAATTGATTGAAGTTCTTTTGATTTATCATCAACAAGACGCTTATTTACTGTATATTCATCAACATCATTATTAGGTTGAACTATTCTAAATGTTTTTTGGTAATTATAATGAGAACGAGACAGAGCATATATAACTCTTCCAAGTCTCTTTAAACTTGCTTCAATATCTCTAAGTTTAGATTTACTTCGTCTTTGTCCAAAATCTTCAAGCATCATAGTAGCAGAAGATGTACGAGGTGCAACCTCAGCATTTCCTTGTTGCATTTCAAATATACCCATATTAAGGTCTATATAATGCTCAATCATTTGAGGTAATTGCAATATTGAGCCAGCAAGTGGCTGTGGAGATGGAAAGTGAGGTTCTCCAAAACTAGCATCATATTCAATAGTAGCATTTGGATTGGCCCAATCTCTCTCTAATTCTTCCATATCCTGTATAGACCCCTGTGGTACTAAAAGTTTCAGCCCCGAAGCTGCTTGTGCATGAGAGGTAATAAGAGACATAGTTTTGTTTAAAAAACGCTGGAAGTCCTTATTCTTCCTAACGTCACCCATAGGATAAGGAGTATTAGTCCATATATTCGGGACTGGGACTATCGGGTAAGTATCCGTATCAAGCACGGATTCATATAACATAACTTGTCCTACACAACAGCTAACTTTAATTCTTGTTTGCTGAACCTGTACAAGGTCTACAAGTTTAGCTTCAAATGCTTTTGCTATATCTGGGTCTTGTAAATATTTCTCTAAAGCAGCATCATCAAGAACTGCTTCTTGCCCTGTCCTCATATCTACTACACGATAGTATGGAACTTTTACCTTTTCAAAGCTTTCTATTAGCCTATACTTCTCAGAATCAGAAGTCCCATAGTCGTAATCTTTTGTAACATCAGGGGTAAAAGACTTGCTATTGTATTCTTGTGTAGAATCGGGATAATCTCCATCTGTATAGTCAACACTCTCAACTTCATCAATAAGCATTTTTCCAGCCTCTTCATCGACAATTTCTCCAAGTTGCGGATACAGATTTAAAAGCTGTGCTTTTGTAAGTATAGTAGAAAGCATCATACCAGCAGAATCATCAAACCACTTATTTCTACTGTTAGGGTCTACTACAATTCTAAAAGGGTCTACATAGGTAAATTTAACCTCTCCCCTTCCATAATCAGCTTCTCTATCAATATAGGCATAGAAATAGCCAAGGCCAGTAACAGCATAATCATGAACAACTTGCTTAAAAACTTCGTCACCATCTGATATATCCCATATATATTCTAATATTGTTTTCCATACATTTGCGAGCTTATTATCGGAATCCTCTCTTGGAACAGCAGAGAACTTAGGAGGTTTAGATGTCATAATAGCCTTAAACTGCTCAATGGCAGAATAAAGCCTGTCTATAGGAGTATTTGACTGATTACGCTCTGCTAAAGTATTTGCCTCACTAGCAGAAAAATGGTTACCTAAGTAGAAATCTATATCCTCTCTGGCTTGTGTATCCCAATCTTTACGAGCATCATACCATCTACGCCATCGTTCTTTTATTACTTTTGTGCTATTATTTTCTGGAATCATTCTATATAATTTACTGATATTTTAGTTATTATGCAAGTTACACCCTTGCTCCTGTTATCCAATTATAAATTTTCTTTCTTTTTGTCTCCCATTCCCCTGTTGCCTTGTTCTTTACTTTCTTTTCCTTGCCCGCTTTAGGATTTCCTTTAGCATACTGGCAAGCAAGCCAAAACGCATCAATACAGTCATCGTGTGACCCTTTGGGAAAGTCAAGGAGTTCACCGATAAGCTCATGCATGTTTTTTCGTATATGAACAGCCCCTGCTTTAAACATTGGCTGCAAACCCTCCCAGAGCCTATCTTTCTTTTTAACATTGCCATAGTTCTTTATTCCCTGCTCAATACCTGGCATAAACTTACCTTCGCTCTTACTTCGCTTCTGCACGTAATCTCTAAGCATTTCCTGATAAGCTATTGTTTCTATGTTTATTCTTCGTATGGGTCTATACTTTTCCACAATGTCGAAGATTTTATCTGCGCAGTCCATTGGGAGAACTTTTTCTCTCCAATACTCAATAATGTAATAATCATGTTCGGCAGAAACGCCAATAACCATAATGACACTAAAATCGTTCCGTAGACCAAGTGTCGAAGCGGGGTCAACACCGATGTAAATATTGACATACTCTTTACTGCCATCGTTAAACGAGATATACCACGAATCGGTACTGCTATCAAATTTCGCACTACCCTTGTAAAGTCCATCATTTATATCCTCCTCTGTAAATATTTGGTCTTCTGGTGACTTTGCCTGATTCATATACTCCTGATAAAACTTCGCAGGAGTACCACTATCTATATAAAATTGTTTACGTGCTTCGAGTTTTTCTATTGGCCAACGTGAAGGCCATAAAGGTTGTCCATTATCAAGTATAGCTTTATACGTTAATACATCCCAACTAAACTCTTCTTTGTTATTCGCAGCTTCTCTACTGCTTTGGACTACACCATTCAAGAAACTGTCATAATGAACAATAGTTCCATTGCACCATAAGAACCCACCTTTATCAAAATCAATGGCTGGAAACACAGCAGCAGTTACCCAATCCTTTATTTGTTGACGAGAGTCTGGAGTTTTCGTATTAAGTTCCGATTCAAAGTCATCAAGAATCATCCCTGTATACCTAGTAGAAAGTTGCTTCTTACCCCTTAACCGCTGAGATGTTCCTTTAGCTATCATACGACAGCCATTGGATGTAGTGAACTCTGATTTAGTCCATTTGTTCCCTTCTAAGTCTCCAAAGTAGTAATGGATAGCTGGATTCTCATATATATGATTCATAACCCAGGCTAAGTTATCACATGCTTGGTCTTGTGCCTCACCAATCCAGCAAATAAATTCAGGTGTGTCTTTAGTTGCAAATAATATCCTATGTAGGACTGCTGTGGCTGCTAAGGTACTCTTAGCATGGTCACGGGGAAGAACCAAAGCCAACTGCTGTATTCGCTTATCAAGGAGGAGACGACCCACCTCATGATGAAATGCTGGAGTTGATGAAGCTAAAAAGTCTTGCGGGGAAAACAGTTTCCCAAAAGTAATAAGGTCTCTATATGCTGATTGGAGTATCTTTTCATTATCAGAGATATTTCCATGTAAATTAAGGTTAGCCACTAATTCTTGCTAAAATAGTTTAAAAGCGCAGTTACAGGGTCTACCATACCTTGTTTGTCTGGGTCAGCGATTTTATGCTTCTTTAAAACACTGTCGTACGCCTCTCTAGCTTTAGCATATTTAATTTTATCAACAGAAGAGGCATTTCTATTTAGAATATTTTCAAGACCTTTTCCTCTTAAATTGCCAGCTGTTATCCCTTTTGGTGGTTTTAAGCCTAATTTCTTTGAAAGACCTAAAAGCTGTTCAAGAGTGCTCTTTGCCATCTTCCCACCTCTTATTGAAGCTCCTACAGGAGATGTAGACATCACTATCTCTAAAAGCTCTTCTTCACTTAAACCTTGTGGAGAACCTATCGAGCCAACTAGGTTGGCGAGATTTTGGGTTCGATTTTGTTGAAAATCTTCACTCGAAGGCACAGTAGTGCTAACAGCAGTTGTTGAAGGCACAGCAAATTGTTGCAAGTCATTCATAAATATAAGTGAATCTATTGCATTATGTCCATTTCCTTCTCCCATATTAAAAACTCCTTAATTCAAAATGTGGTAAGTCATCAAAATTGTTATCTTTGAGGTCATTATTGCTATTCCAGTCCCCTCCCCAACGAATAGGGATGCCAAGCATTATGGCGATTCCCTTTACAAACCCTGCAAAGTACGTCATA